AATAATCTGTTTGCAAGCTTTAAAGAAGTTCAAAATCTCCTTAAGGTACTAAGCAAGGATTATGAGAAACAGCAAAAAATCATTGAGAAGGCTCAGAAAAAGCGCCAGAATGCTAAAAACTCTCCTTCCGGTTTTGCCAAGCCCAACAAAATCTCTGATGAGCTTTGTGATTTCATCGGTGTTCCCCACGGAACTGAGAAATCTCGCACTGATATTACCCGCTTCATCAACTCTTATGTAAAGGAGCACAATCTAAACAAGCCTGAGAACAAGCGCTTTATTATCCCCGATGACAAGCTTAAAAAAATCCTAAATGTCGGCGATAAGGAGGATATCAACTATTTCATCCTGCAAAAGCTTATCTCCCATCATTTCCCTCCTTCCGCAAGCAAACTCGCCGCATCTGTCTAAAGCCAAATGAGATAATACTATTCTACATTATTTTTTTTACGATATTTATAATATTTTTATAAAAATTGATATAAATGTTTAGCAACATATAATAACAACCCCTAAATTTACACTATGGAAATCCCTATTCAAGTTGCTGATATTGCGGTAGTCCATGATGATGATGATGATAATGACGACTATGATGATGATGGTAATCGTTATGATAGCAATCCTATTACTAAAACGACCAACGGAGGAAATGCTTTTAAAAGTACAGGAAGCGCTATTGTAGATTATTTTATGCTATTTATGAGAGATTTGAGTATCTGTGATAGCTACGACCATCTTGAAAAATGCTGGAAGGAAGACCCAAAAAAAACTGTCGCAATTATCTTCAACGGTCGCGATAGATTGAATGGAAAAAAAGAGAAAAAGGTAGCTAACGATGCGATGCTTTGGCTGCGCAAAAATAAGTTTGAAACCTATATGTGCAATATCAAGCTATATGTTGAGAAATATGGTCGCTGGAAGGACATGCAATATATCAGCTATAATTTGAAAAACATTGACCACAAGATTGAAATGAATATTATTGCACAGAAATTGATTGACGATAAGATTAACTTGGATAATAATAAACCGGTATCTCTATGTGCTAAGTGGGCACCCAGTGAGAATGATAGGAATGATAAGAGACGACAATTTGCAAAGAAAGTTGCTTCAATTATCTATGGGTGCAAAGATACTTATAAGATGTCAAAATATAGGAAGCAATATCTTGTTCCTCTGAGAAAGCAAATAGATATCGTGGAATCTAAGATGTGTGATAATAAATGGGAGTTAATTAAGTATGAAAATATCCCAGGCGTTGCTTCTAATAAATTGAAAAAGGCATTTATTAAACACGATGAAGAAAGATATAAAAAATATTTGGGAGATGTTGCCGCGAATGTTAAGAAAATTAATGTTACGGGAATTCTTCCACACGAATTGGTAGGTGTATATATTAAAGATATGGAAAAATATAGTAAAGATGAGATGTGTCAGACTACAGAGATGCAATGGAAAGCAATTGTTGAGAATGTTAGGAAATCTGGCAATTTTGATAACGCGATTTCTATTGTTGATGTATCCGGTTCTATGTTTAACGCTAATAATGGAAGTATTCCTGCACAAGTAGCAATTGCTCTTGGTATTATCACTGCTCTTTGCTGTAAGGGAGATTTTGCTAACAAGATTATTACATTTAGCGAAAATCCTCAACTTGTAGATTTGATTACCGCGAACACATCCGAAAAGCCAAAAATTGAAAATGGCGGCGCAGGCGAAGCAGACTCTTCGTGTGTATCCAATAATATTCCTTCGCTTCATGAATGTATTAAGAATATTACAGGAGTTAATTTCGGATTTAGTACAGATTTTCTAAAATGTAATCAGGAAATTATTAACTATGCCATTAAATACAATGTTCCTCAAGATAAAATGCCTAAAAAACTATTTGTATTTACTGACATGCAGTTTAATAGTGCTATTTCGCAGAGTCTTGAAAGTTATGGAAGTTTTGGAAGTTTTGAAGAGTATAGAAACAGTAGAAATAATACAAATGCTCTTGATACTGTATATAAAAGCATTGTTAAACTCTATGAAGCTAATAATTACAAGGCTCCCAAGTTTATATTCTGGAATCTCAATTCAGATAGCAAGGAGGTTTTCCCGGTTAATTGTGATACAGAAGGTACTGCTATTGTATCAGGGTTCTCCGAACAACTCCTCAAAATCTTTATGAATTATGACGAATTCAAACCAGAGTTTATCGTCAACGAGATTCTCGCGCCATATCTTGAAGATATCATTATTAACGACGATTAACGACGATTATATTAGATATAGGTTTAAGAGTTTTATGATATATATATATTATTTATTTTTTCATTGTATTATATGAATATTATGAAAGATGCAAAATACATTACCAATAAATGTTATATTGTAAATATTGTGAGATTTTTAGAGTGAAAATGACATCATTATCTGTAAAAAATAATTATAAATTGAAAAATGAAAAGATTGTATTATGGATATCACAGCGATGTCTTCGGATATCATATTTAATTGGAATAAGCAAGGCCGCCCATACCGGACAATATTCTGAGAACATTATAATTGACCGCGAAGATGTGGATAGTACCGGCAATTCTTGATGATAGAGATAGGACAGCGGTATCAATACGGGACATATTGAGGGTGCCACTTGGTTGATGTTCTTCGGGTTTTAGGGCGAACGAATAAACGTTGATGCCCTTGTGGTACATATCAGGGGTATTCTCGTGGTGTTGATAGGGTTGGACTAACGAGAAATATTCGCCTTGTCTGGTGGCGAAGCGATCATTGCCGTTAAGCATTATTTTTGCCTGCATTACAGGGTTTTTAGACATGACATAGTTATTGAAAGTGTTTGTTCCGGTAGTAATATCAGCATTTGCAGTTGAAAAGTTATTCCAATATACTTTGTTTGCATCAGTTGAACTTCTGATAGCCCATACAAGTTCTTTGCAGGGATGATTGAAGTTCATACGTAAGCTCTTCATAGCATCGGGATTTGAACCAGAAGAAGTTATAGTGTCGGTGCCTGTGAATTGTAGCTGTTCTATTAAATATTCGTGAGATAATTGAGCGAATCTTCTGCGTTCATCGGTATCTAAGAATATGTAATCAACCCATAAAGTGGGATCGTCAAGAGTAATGGCTGTAGAAAAACCGCTGTTTGTGACACCTGTGACTGCTATATCATTCTCTATACAATAATTTGTAGCACTGGTATCGCAAAGATTTGTGCCAGATTCATATTCTATGTTAATTTTAACTTCGTGATATTGAAGGGCGATTAAAGGAAGTGCCAAGCCTACATTACGGCAGAACCAGAACTCTAAGGGAACATATAATTCATATGATTTAGCCCCCGACAATTTAGTACAGCAGTTCTCTACGTTGGCACCAATCATTTTATAGTAGCCTTCGCGCTTGCCATAAGGTAGTGAAAGTTCATTCCATATGTAAAGCCATTCCGAATAATGTTTATCTATGCGTTGTCCGCCAATTTCTAATTCTACGGTTTTCAATAACCTTTGGCCAACGTTTGGAACTAAAGCAATATTGTCTGAAGTGCTAGTATTTCTTAATTTTCCGTAGAAATACACTCTGTGTATTAAATCACCGTTGCGAGTAATTTGATAGGTGGCGCGAGAGCCTAGTGAATTACTTCCCGAAGCGGTTTGTTGGATAGCTTCAATAGCGAAGTTAGTATGACGACGATAAACTACTTTGAAAAAGGTAATTTGAGGATTACCGGTTAAATAAACATCCTGAGCACCATAAGCTACTAATTGAAGAAGACCACCACCCATTTACGCTATATTCTTTATACTATTAGAGGAGAAAAAAAAAAGAAACTTTATAGCAATTTAACAACATATATAAATAAATATATAATATAATTTAATTGGAATAAGCAAGGCCGCCCATACCAGACAATATACGAAGTACATTATAATTTACCGCATAGACGTGAAGATTCTTTGAAATGCTGCCATCATTAGCAACTGTGTAGCTAGAACCAGTTTTATCAATCTCTAAATTGAGAACGGCGGTATCAATACGAGACATATTGAGAGTGCCACTGGGCTGGTGCTCTTCCGGTTTTAGGGCAAATGAATACACGTTGATGCCGGGGTTGGAGGGGATATTTTCGTGATGTTGGTAGGGTTGTATTAAATTGAAATATGAACCGGGTCTTGCAGAAAAGCGATCATTGCCGTTTAATACAAGTTTGGCAGATTTTATAGGATTAGCTGAAGTAATTGCGCTTGTAGGAGTATATAATACCGAAGAAGCTTGACCGTAGGTATTAACTGCACTTGAATAATTAACCCAGTTATTATTAATTACGTGCTTATCGGCAACAGTAGAGGTGTGATCGGAAGAGCAGAACCAGACTAACTCTTTGCAAGGGTGATTGAAAGATAATTTAGGTTTAATGGCTGCAGCAGCAGATACACTTTCAGTACCGGTGAATTGTAGCTGTTCTATTAAATATTCGTGGGATAATTGAGCGAATCTTCGGCGTTCATCGGTATCTAAGAAGATGTAATCAACCCATAATGAAACAGACGATAGGGGGTTGACATCAGTAGAGGCACCTCTGCAATTCTCTTTCGTTTCAAAGAGGATGTTAATTTTAACTTCGTGATATTGTAGAGCGATTAAAGGAAGGGCTAAACCTACGTTGCGACAGAACCAAAACTCTAAGGGGATATATAGATTAGCACCAGCAGTAGAAGTTCCTATTGTCGTGAGCATATCATTAGCACCTACCATCTTTTTATAGGCATCTTTCTTTGATATGGGAAGCGAGAGTTCATTCCATACATACATCCAGTGAGAATAATGCTTGTCTATCTTTTGACCACCGATTTCAATTTCTACATAGTTTATTAAACGGAGACCGAAATAAGGACATACGCTAGCATTAGTGCCCGAATAATAATTAACAACAGATAAATACATACGGTGTATTAAATCGCCATTACGAGATATTTGGCAGGTTACACGATTGCCAAAGTTGGGAGTTCCGTTAAAAGTTTGTTGGATAGCTTCAATAGCAAAGTTAGTATGACGACGATAAACTACTTTGAAAAAGGTAATTTGCGGATTACCGGTTAAATAAACATCCTGAGCACCATAAGCTACTAATTGAAGAAGACCACCACCCATTTACGCTATATTCTTTATACTATTAGAGGAGAAAAAAAAAAGGAAATTATATAACACGACTCTTTTATATTTTTATTATAGATGATATCTTTATTATATTTTTAATTGGAATAAGCAAGGCCGCCCATACCTGATAATATACGAAGGACGTTGTAATTGACTGCGTATATATTGATGCCTTGGTATGATTTATTAGTTGGAGCTGGTTTAGCATTAACCATCAAAGTTGCAGTGTCAATACGAGACATATTGAGGGTGCCGCTAGGTTGGTGCTCTTCGGGTTTTAGGGCAAATGAATACACATTTATAGAATTGTGTACGGGAACGTTGGTGTGATGCTGGAAGGGTTGAACATAATTGAAATAATCGCCTTCTCTTACCGCAAAACGGTCGTTGCCGTTTAATTGGAGGATGGCATTAATAAAAGGGTTGCTATTTGTCGCAGGTTTGACATCGGATATAACTAAATAGTTTGATGTACGCTGTCCTCCTTGTGCTGCAGATTTATCATAAGCTAACTCAAGTGCTTTCTCGTCGTCTGCCACGTCCAAGTTTGTGTAATCATACCATCTGGTTTTATTAAGATTCGTGGAAGAAGGGGCTACTTTTGCGACCCATATGAGTTCTTTGCAAGGGTGATTGAAGTTAAGCTTGATTCGGTTGGTGCCATCAACTAGGGGTTCGGTGCCAGTGAATTGTAGCTGTTCTATTAAATATTCGTGGGATAATTGAGCGAATCTTCGGCGTTCATCGGTATCTAAGAAGATGTAATCAGCCCATAAAGAGATATTTTTAATATCTTCAAAATCGGTTAATGAGCCTGCGGGAATGGATATGCAGTTGGCCTTAGTTTCAAAATCTATTTTTACTTTGACTTCGTGATATTGAAGAGCGATTAAAGGAAGCGCGAGACCTACATTGCGGCAAAACCAGAACTCAAATGGGATATATAGAGTTGTGACAGAGGAATCAGGAATTTCATCTATGTTGTTTAAGCCATTTAATATATCTTTGTCGGCACCGACCATAGTATCATATGCATAGCGTTTGCCGATAGGTAGAGATAATTCGTTCCAGATGTAAAGCCAATCGGAATAATGCTTATCTATTTGTTGGCCACCAATTTCAATAACAACGGATTTTATTAAGCGTAACCCGAGATAATTTTGGTATGTGCTGGTAGTTTTGGTATCAAGATCTTTCTTTTTAGGGACATCAACCTGTAAATACATACGGTTTATTAAATCGCCGTTGCGTGATATTTGGCAGGTTACAGTATTACCGTATCCGGCATTACCGTTGAAAGTTTGTTGGATAGCTTCAATAGCAAAGTTAGTATGACGACGATAAACTACTTTGAAAAAGGTAATTTGCGGATTACCAGTTAAATAAACATCCTGAGCACCATAAGCTA